TTCTGTACGGCGATAAAACTCTACAAAGTAGACCATCAGCATTTGACCGCATTAACGTGCGCCGTCTGTTTGACGTTCTAGAAAAAACTATCGCTACAGCATCCAAGTATTCACTATTTGAGTTTAACGATCAGTTTACTCGCGCTCAATTTGTTGCTCTTGTAGAACCATATCTTCGTGATGTTCAAGGTCGTCGTGGTATCTTTGACTTCCGTGTGGTTTGTGACGAAACAAACAATACTCCTGAAGTTATTGACCGCAACGAATTTGTTGGTGACATCTACATCAAGCCTGCTCGTTCGATCAACTTTATCCAGTTGAACTTCGTTGCTGTTAGAACTGGCGTAAACTTCGATGAAATCGTTGGTAAGTTTTAATAATAGCATATAAATATAAGAGCAATTAGGAGTATAACAAATGGCTTTCAATATTCAACAATTTAGATCAGAGATGAGAGGAGACGGTGCGCGTCCTAATCTATTCGAATGCACTCTGACTTTTCCTGCTGGTGTAGGAGACGTTGCTGCTCCATACACATTTATGGCACGCTCCGCACAGTTGCCAGGTTCAACGGTAAATTCAATACCTGTAAATTATTTCGGCCGTGAGTTGAAGTTTGCTGGAAATAGAACTTTCCCAGAGTGGACAGTAGTTATCATCAACGACGAATCTTTCAATGTGCGTAATGCTTTTGAAAGATGGTTAAACTTCATCAACAGTCATGCTGGCAATCTAAGAGCACCAGCATTCTTGACAGGTGATGGTGGTTATCAGTCTGATGGTAAGATTGTTCAGTTTGGTAAGAAAGGCAACAGATTAAAGAAGTATAAGTTTATCGGCATGTTCCCTATTGACGTAAGCCCAATTGAAATGGATTGGGGAGCAAACGATGCTATTGAAGAATTTTCTGTAACATTTGCCTATCAGTGGTGGGAATCAGATACTACTGACGGTCAATCGGCAGATAGATTCGTTACTTCTGCTGACGCATAATATAATGATTTTCAGAGGGATAGGTTCGCTTATCCCTCTGAATTAGATTGGAGAAAGTAATGGCAGTTCAGCTATTCGGCTTTGAGATAGGTCGTAAAAAACAGCAAGACAAAGACGAACAAAGTAAGACTTTTGCGTTACCGCCCAATGATGATGGCGCGGTAACAATACAGTCTGGCGCTTATTATGGTACATATGTTGATCTAGATGGCACAGTTCGTAATGAAGTCGAACTGATTACCCGTTATAGAGAAATGTCTATGCAGCCAGAACTTGAAACTGCAATTGATGAAATTGTTAATGAAGCGATTGTTCAAGATGATGACGGTAAGGCGGTCGAGATTAACGATGATAATCTCAAGCAAAATGCTGCAATCAAGAAAAAAATCCAAGAAGAATTTAATTACATACTGAAGTTGCTTAATTTTGGTAACATGGGACATGATATTTTCCGTCGTTGGTACATTGACGGTCGTATGTTCTATCATATCGTAATTGACGAAAAAAGTCCTAACAAAGGCATTCAAGAGCTAAGATACATTGATCCTCGCCGTATTCGCAAAATTCGTGAAATCCAAAAAGTTAAAGAACCTGGATCAGGCATAGAAGTTATCAAAAGAATTAACGAATACTACCTATACAATGAACGTGGTATTATTGGAGCGCATTCAAATCTAGGCACAAAGATTGCTGTAGATTCTATTGTTAACGTTAATTCAGGACTAATGGACGCCAAACGTTCAATGGTCTTATCTTATTTACACAAAGCAATCAAGCCTCTCAATCAGCTTAGAATGGTTGAAGATGCTGTTGTTATCTACAGACTCTCACGCGCACCCGAGCGCAGAGTGTTTTATGTGGACGTTGGCAACATGCCAACAGTAAAGGCTGAACAATATCTCCGCGATATTATGGTAAAGTATCGCAACAAATTAGTGTACGATTCAAATACTGGCGAAATTAAAGACGACCGTAAGCATCTTTCAATGCTGGAAGATTTCTGGTTACCTCGTAGAGAAGGTTCTAGAGGAACTGAAATTACAACATTGCAGGGCGGTCAAAATCTTGGCGAATTAGAAGACGTTAAATATTTTGAAAAGAAGCTATATAAAGCTCTTGGCGTTCCTATTTCCAGACTAGAACAGCAACAAGGTTTTTCTCTTGGTCGCACAACAGAAGTTACTAGAGATGAACTTAAGTTTAATAAGTTTGTTCAGAGACTTCGTTCAAAGTTTTCTACACTGTTTGATGATCTTCTTCGCGTACAACTTGTTCTCAAGAAAGTATGTTCAGAAGATGAATGGAACGAGTTTAAAGAAGAAATCTGGTACGATTTCAAGAAAGACAACAACTTTACAGAACTAAAAGAAGCTGAACTTCTTCAAAATAGACTATCGATGTTACAGCTTATTGATCCATATGTTGGACGTTACTATTCAACTGAATGGGTTCGTAAGAAAGTTCTCATGATGGACGACGAAGAAATTGAAGAAGTCATGCAGCAAATTGAAAATGAAAAAGCTGCCGATGTACCTACCGATGATCAAGGTAATCCATTGCCGCAGCAAGCAGGTGCACCTGTACCAAACATTGTTCCTCCAACACCACAGGAACAAATGATGCAGCAATATGCAGCACAACAAGGTGTGCCTCCTGAACAAATGCCTGTTCAAGATGGTACAGGCAAAGATCAGATGAATCCATTAGATATGGGAACAGATGCTCAACAAATGAGAAATCGTCAAAGATTTGTAAATGATACTTTGGAGCCAGCTAGATAATGAAGAAGTATGAAGAGTTCATCGCTGAATCTTTAGCTGCTGAGATTAAGTCAGAACCTAAATCAAATGCATCAAGAGAAGCTAGAAGACTCGGTCTAACTTATGTAGGATTTGGACGTTATGCTGATAATAAAGGACGAGTTGCATATCTTGTAGATAATGATAGACTTGTTCCTTTTAAATCGCAAGAAGATGTACAAGGAATGTACAAAAAGGCACGTGAGATGCCATCTTCTGAATCAACTAAAGCCTTAGAAGCACAAGCTGATGATCATAATAGAGTACTAACTAATCGCTCTATGGAAGATGAAAAGATTGCTGATCGTAAAATGAAAAAGGCAATTAAAACAAACGAGGCTCTTACAAAAGCGTTTCCTGCTTCTATGTTTGATGAAAATGAAATGGCAGCACTGCAAGAATATACAAATCAAGGATTTGGACCAGTAAATAGATTTCTATATAAAGGTCTAGACGATGATGCAACTCAAGAAGATGCTGATTACATAAATGGAATTATTGAAGGAATGGATTCTGCTTTTTCTGATTCTAAAGCACCCATGAGTTATACGGTATATACTGGACTTTCTCAAAGATATACATCAGACAATTTTGCGCCAGGTAGAGATTACATTTTTAGAGGTTATGTTTCAACAACTTTAGACTATAACACGGCAATTGAATTGTTTACTGAACAGAATGAAGATTCTGTAATTTTACAGATTGAAGTTTCAAAAGGACAAAACGCTATACATGTCAGCGGATTCAGTAACGTAAACGCCGATGAAGATGAATTTCTACAAACAGAAGAAATGGAAACAATTCTTCCTAGAGGATCTAAGATTAAGATAATATCTGGACCACATGTTATCATGACAGATGCAATAAACAAAGATAGATATGGTGGTGAATGGTCAGTCAACATTTTCCATTGTCAACTGATTCAAGATGTATAAATACTAAGTATAACTCAATTGGAGAAAAAAATGACCATTAAGAAAGCATTAGACAGCATTTTAGAAGGCAATCTAGATGAGATGCGTCAGAACTTCTCTGCTTCTTTAACAGAAAAGGCAGTTCAGAAGTTAGAAGAGCGTAAAATTGAGATTGCACAAAACTACTTTGGCCAAGTAACTGAAGAAGCAGAACAGATTGATGAAGTTCTGGACACACCAGAAAAAAGAATGAAATATGGACTAACAGCATTAGGTTCTTATGTTAAAGCTTCTTTAACTGGTGACAAAAACACAAAAAGAAAAAGATTGGCCGGTAATAAAAATTACAAGAAAAAAGTTGCTGATGCTGCCAAAAAATCAGAAGAAGATAAATTTAATAATGATATGGCACGCAAAGCATTAATTGATATGGGCAACAAAACTGGTTCTGGTTTTAACTATGAAAAAATGTTTAAGGAATAATATGACATGAAAAGTATCAGACAGATTAGAGAACAATACGATCTTATTACAGAAAAAGAAGAAGCAGAAGGCCGCAAGCTAACCGCTCTTGTTCGTGCTGGTCTGTTTGATGCTAAGAAATTACCAGCATTAAAGAAAGCTATGGAAAAAGGCGTAGACAAGATGTCTGCTGCTGAAAAAAGAATGCTTATCAATCTTCTTGATTCCTTAATGTCTCAAGTTCTTTCTAATCAACCTGTCTATCAGAAAGTCAAGCAGAACGTTCAGAAGATGGACGAAGCTAAAGTAGAATATCTATCAAAGCTTGACCCTAGATTTGATAAGAAGTATTCTGAAAAAGATATTCCAACAGTTCTCATTCTAAAGAGAAAAGCTGTTAGAGTATATCCTGATTTCCAAAAAGTTGCTTTGTATTATGCACAAGCGATTGACAAATATGTTTCTATTCCATTCGGAGAAATTAACGTTGGCGGGCTGAACGAAGCAACAAGTCCAACAGGCAATACTTCTTCATCTAGATCAAGCACAGGCACAGTCGTTTTGCCTTCTAGTGGTAGAAGAGTTGCTTTAGGCAGAAGAAGACCTTTGATATCTGCTCAAAGAAATCAGTTCAGAAATGCTCCAGCCATAAACAGATGGGCTTACACAGCAGGAAGAAAAACTCGCAAAGCTATTGTTCGTTCTCTAAACGAACAAAGAAAATTGGATGAAAATTTAATTAAAATTATAACGGCTGCAGGATCTAGAATTGCTGGACCAGCATTGAAATATGGTGATGACGCGCTAAAAACTGCAAAACAAAAAGGTAGCGAATTTTTAAAAAGATGGAGGCAGTCTCGCGCAGATAAAGCAAAAGAAGCCACAAGAAAAAAGAGAACCAGAGAAACAAAAGACTTAACTAAGCAAAGAAGAGGCAAGACCGATAAGCCAAGCACAGCGGCAGGAGCTGGTGCCGCAGCTGGAACAGCAGCAGGATCAATGGCAGGTGGCGGTGGCACAAATACCACAGGCAGAGAATGGAGAAGACCAGCTGAACAGGGATATCAGTTTGGTTTAAGACCAACAACATCCAGTTCATTTACGCAAAAGAATCCTACAACTGATGCACAGGCACAAAGAGATTATCAGGCACAGAAAAAGGCTAATCTGTCAATGGCTCAACAATACGAATCAGTATATGTGCAGTTGAAGAATATGGTAGAATCTGAAACGCCATCAATAGATATCTCATTCGGAGATAATCCAATTACTATAAATAATACAGTCGCAAAGAAGATTGTCAGTCTTCACGAATCTGTAAACAAAACTAATAAGAAGAAGATGGAAAAAATGCTAGACGAAAGCGCATCTTCATTCAACAAAGTTCTAACATTTGCATTAAGGTACTAAGATGGCAAACACGATAAAAGAACATAAAATTATTGATAGCAACAAAAGAGCTTTGTTGAAGTATGTATTTCTTTCAGATGGAACTACTGAGGCCAACACTCTTTTAGTTGATGCTTCTAATCTTAGATTTGCTTTGAATGCGAACGGTTATATCATGTCTTCAAATACGCATCCAAAGACAAACTACAGAACAACAATCAAGAGAATATATGGAACGGCAAAGTCTAACGGTTATATTTCATTGAAGTGGCAAGGTGACACAAACTCTGAAATCGCAATTATTACTGATGGCGGCTTCGATTATAACTTTGAAAGTATGGGTGATGGTGCAGTCATTAACAATCCTGAAGCAAATGCTACAGGAGACATTATAATTTCCACAAATGCCAACAAGACTGGCGATGCATTCACACTCTTTATTGATCTTCGTAAAGACGGTCGTGATTATGATTCTGGACAAACAGCAGATCCTTACGCATTCAATAAGGTTACGTAACATGAAAAATCTAATACAGAACATACACAATAGAAATTTCAATGAAGCAGAAAGCATTCTTGAAGAAAAAATTGTTGATATTATGGAACAAAAGCTTCATGAAATGAAAAAAGCTTATGCTGCAAAGATGAGTGAACAAATGGGAATTGTTGGACCAACAAGATCCGAAAAGTTGCGTTCGGGTGTATTAGAAGAAGAGCCTGAAGACGGTGAAGAAAGTTCTATGGCAAGATCAGAGCTAAATGCCATAACAAAAGATGCTAAGTCAATTATGTCTAAAATAAAAGGTAACAAAGAACTTGAAGCTTGGGCACAGTCTAAGATTACCAAGTCTGCCGATTATCTAAATGCCGTATCAGATTATATGGACAACGAAGAAAAACAAATTGAAGAAGGATTTCCAAATGATCCGCAATATCTTAAAACTTTAGGTAAAAGAGCAGATGCGGCAGATTATGGAGACAGTAATTTTAAAAAAGTAAATAGAGATTATGATAAAGCAAGAACGGCTTACAGAAAAGATACCGAAGCGGCAAGAGTAACAAATACACTATCTAATCTGGCAAAAGAAGGTGGTATAAGCAAAGATACTGCTGGAAAACTTATTTATAGAGCAAAAGCTAATATACTAGGTGGCGATTATGCTAAAAGAAATGCAGCACAATCTGAACCAATTAAAGAAGAAGAACAACTAGACGAAGCAAGAATTGGTATTGTAAAGGCACGTATTCGTGGTGGTAAAATTCAACGCCGCAAGAAAGTGTCAAATGTTGCTGGCTATAAACTACAAGGTGGTCAGTT